CAATCGCCATGGGCTTTGCCATTACGGAAGAGGCTATGGAGGACAATCTCTACGATTCCCTGTCGGCTCGTTACACCAAGTCCTTGGCTCGCGCCATGGCTCACACCAAGCAGGTGAAAGCTGTATTCCCGCTTAACAACGGGTTCACCAATGCCTACCAAGGCGGCGACGGTGTAAATCTTTTCACGGCGTCAAGTGATGGCGTAACTGGTGGTGACGGTCACCCGCTTGTTTCAGGTGGCAAGAACTCCAACCGTCCAGCGACTGCCGTTGACCTCAACGAGACTTCTCTTGAGGCCGCTGTAATTCAGATTGGCAAATGGACCGATGAGCGTGGCCTGTTGATCGCTGCTCGTCCCCAGACGCTTGTCATCCCGCCCGATTTGCAGTTCGTGGCGACACGGGTGATGAAATCTGATCTTCGTCCCGGTACTGCGGACAACGACATCAATGCCGTAAGAAGCATGGGTGTTGTTCCGAACGGTACGGTTGTGAATCACTTCCTGACGGATACGGATGCGTGGTTCCTTCTTACCGACATTCCTGATGGGATGAAGCACTTCAATCGTGTGTCTCTGGAAACGAGCATGGACGGTGATTTCGATACCGGAAACGTTCGCTACAAGGCTCGCGAGCGGTACAGCTTTGGTGTCTCCGATCCCCTTGGGATCTGGGGATCACCCGGAGCGTAATGACCTTAGTGGGGTGGGGGCTTCGGCCCCTGCCCCATATAGGGTGTAATTCTTTTTTCCTGACTGTCGAGTAATCGGCAGACACTAGCCAAGACAGGAGAAACTCATGGCTAACACAACTTTTTCAGGACCAGTCAGATCCGAAGACGGATTCGATGTAGTATCGAAAAGCTCAACAACTGGTGCATTTACAACTGAATTCAGCTTGGATGGATCGGGGTTGCAGGTTACCCCGATTACATTGGGTGACGAAGATACCACTCTGACTGCTACCGCTAACGCTGGCAGGACCAATGTCGTTCCGGCGATCACTTCAAACCGTACACTCACCCTTCCGTCGCCTACGGCGGGAGTGTGGTTCAAGTTCATTTATGGTGGTGCGGCAGAAGAGACTGAGAATGTCATCTTCGATACGGGCTCCGATACCAATTATTACATTGGTGGTATCATTCATTTGGATTCCAACGCAGATAATGTTTCCGTGTATGCTGACGGTAATTCAAACTCTATATTGACTCTGACAGATTTTGGTTTATTTGAAATCAATATTCTGGCAAAAGATTCAACGAATTGGATTATCTGGGGTCATCAGGAAGGTGTAGATGTACCTGCCTTTACCGATCAGTAAGATATGGTTCGTTAATTGAGATAGGGTCACCCATCCAAATGGGTGGGTGGCCGTTATCTCCTATAGCGAGCGGGGCTAGAAGTCCTGTCCTCGTGGGGAGAATCAGATGGCTGACGCAGTAACGTCTCAAACGATCCAAGATGGCGACCGCATCGCGGTTATGAAATTCACCAACATCTCTGATGGTAGTGGTGAATCTGCTGTCGCCAAAGTCGATGTATCCGCTCTCAGTACGGAATCTGGCACGGGAAAGTCTTGTGCTAGGGTAGCCATTGAGCAGATCTCCTATGATTGCTCTGGCATGACCGTCGATATCCTCTGGAATGCCACCACTAATGTTATCTGTTGGACACTCAGCGGATACGGCTATTTCGACTTCCGTGGTGGTGGCCCCCTTCCGAATAACGCTGGTAGTGGCATTAATGGTGATGTTCTGTTCACGACTACGGGCCACGATAGTGGTGATCGCTATACCGTGATGCTCTATCTAAGGAAGAGTTACTAATGGCTGAAGATCCTAAAAATCCGACTGTTAAGCCTCCAAGCTGTGATGAACAGATACAGAAGAAGGCAGAGGCTGATCATAGCTGGGGCTATTACAGTAAGCTTGTTGAAAATTATCCTGAACACGAAGAAGAGATTGGGCATACCAGCCATATCGCTAAAGAATATCCTAATTGGATAAGGCGTTCTAAAGATGCCTTTTAAGAGTGATAAACAGAGAAAGTATCTGTTCGCTAAGGAGCCCGAAGTAGCTCGTAAGTTTGCCGATGAGACTAGAGCCTCTGGCGGTATGATCAAAAAAGCCTTGGGCAATGCGATGAGGCTACCAGATTTGGCTCGCATGAGAAGTGGTGGTATGGTATCCAATGGCTCTTTAACGCCCCTAAAGGTTGAAAAATTTCAGGATCAGGTATGCAGAAAGGCAGCTAAGGGGGCCTAATGGCTACATCTGGAACTACAGCATTCAATCTTGAGATTTCAGAGATTATTGAAGAGGCGTTTGAGAGGTGTGGCCTTCAGTCTAAGACGGGCTACGACATTGAAACGGCTCGTAGGTCGCTCAATCTCCTGAGTCTTGAATGGGTGAATCGCGGACTCAATTTCTGGACCGTCGAGCAGGGCACTAAAACCCTGACGGCAGGAACCTCCACGGTCACCATGGATTCGGATACCGTTGATTTGATCCAGTATTGGATTCGCGATGGATCTGGTACGTCGCAAAGCGATCTGCCGATCTCGCGGTTCAGTGTATCTCAGTATTCCACGATCCCGAATAAGCTCACCGAAGGGCGTCCCGTAAACTTGTATATCGACAAGCAACGTGATGCTCCGGTTGTGTATCTTTGGCCTACACCCGATAAAGCCTACACGTTTGTTTATCAGCAAATACGGCGTATTGAGGATACGGGTGCCGTGGGATCTACTGATCCAGATGTGCCTGCTCGTTTCCTCCCGGCGTTGGTGTCTGGCCTCGCCTATATGATATCGCAAAAGTATCCAGAGGCGTTTGTGCGCTCCCCTGAACTTAAAGCTGAATACGAATTTCAGTGGCAATTGGCGGAACAGGAAGATCGTGACAGAGCTTCTGTCCACTTTGTGCCCGGAGGCTATTCCTGATGGCTAAGTATGCCAAGGGTAAGTATGCGTTTGGGTTTTGCGACCGCACGGGATTCAGGTATAAGCTCAAAGATCTTGTGCCACAGATTAAAGCTGGTCGTATGACGGGTCTTATGGTCGGCAGGAATATGCTAGACGAAGATCAGCCGCAGAACTTCCTTGGCAGACTTGGTGATTATTCTGACCCACAGGCAATTAGAAATCCACGCCCCGATTTGTCACAAGATATCAGCAGGAGATTGTTTGCGTTCAATCCCGTAGGAAATGGTAATGGGGGTGGATCGGGCAACATTGTGGCACATGGACAAGTCGGGACCGTGACGGTGACCACATGACCTACGCTGAATTGACTGCGGCCATCAAGGATTATTGCGATAACACGGAAACAAATTTCGTGGCTGCGATCCCCACGTTCATCAAGCAGGCTGAACAGCGCATCTATCGCTCAGTCAACCTGCCCGTGAACCGCAAGAATGTTGCAGGCACCATCACTGATGGTAACCAATACCTGTCGATGCCTACGGACTTTTTGTTTCCATTGTCTTTGTCGATTACCAGTTCTAGTAGCCAGATCTTTTTGCTGAACAAGGACGCGAACTTCATCAGATCGACGTATCCCAATGTGTCCACGGAAGGGGTTCCTAAATACTACGGTATCTTTGACAGCGACACATTTATCATTGGTCCCACGCCTAACGACGATTTCGTCACGGAACTCCATTATTACTATCAGCCAGCCTCAATTGTTGATACGAGTCCTTCGTGGCTGGGCACCAACGCGGATACCGTCTTGCTTTATGGCTCTCTCGTGGAAGCATATACCTACATGAAAGGCGATGCGGACATGATGCAGTTGTACCAACAGCGGTATCAGGAAGCACTAGATCTTCTGAGGATGCAGGCAGAAGGTCGCATGACTGTCGATGAGTACAGGAACGGCACGATCAGGATGGCCGTTAACTGATGTTTACCGGGGAAGTGGGCAACGTCATAGTCACCACGACCAACAATACCACCCTTGGGCCGGATCATTGGGCAACACGGGTATCCGATCATATTGTGTCTGTAGGTGAGGACGCACATCCACTGATAGCGGAGCAGGCGGTAGAGTTTAAGGAGTCCATCTATAAAGCCGTGAAGTACTATATGTACGAAGCAATTAATGAAGACCGTTCTAGGATCGTTACCCTGTTGCGTTCAGCGGGCCA